AGCCAGACCCCGACGTGCTGCGAGCGGTCAAGGATCGGTTCGTTGCTCGTTACGGTGGGACGGCCCGAGCGGGTGAGCCGATGATCGCTCCGCCTGGGATGAAGGTCACACCGTTCAGCATGAAGCCATCCGAGATGGACTTCCCTGACACCATCGACCAAGTACGCGATCAGGTGCTGGCCCTGCATGGCGTGCCCAAGGTCATCGCCGGGATCACGACCGACGTGAACAGGGCGACGATCTACGGGGCCAACCTGATCTTCTGCGAGTCAACGGTCAACCCGCTGCTGTCTCTGCTGGCTGGGATCATGAACGAGAAGCTGGCCCCCAGGTTCGGCGAGGGGCTGCGGATCTGGTTCGACGACGCCCGACCAGCCGACGCCGAGGAGGAACGGGAAGAAACGAAACTCGACTGGCAGATGGGTGCGATCACTCCGAACGAGCGACGGTCAGAGCGTGGGCGTGAACCGATTGAAGACCGGGCGGCGGACAGCGCATACATCCCGCTGGCGATCCAGCCGGTGGGCGGCACCGCCCTCGAAGAAGAAATCAGCGACGACATCGCCGAAGACAACCCGGCGGGCGACGAGACAGACGACCCCGATGAAGCCATCGAGGACATGGAGGAGAACGAGGCGGCACGGTTCACTCTTAGACCATCACGCAACGGAGCGAAGACAAATGGCGAAACTAGAAGGCGCGGTGACGGGTTCGATGTCCGAGGTAACGGGCGAGGCTCAAACGGTCAAGCAGTCCAAGAAGCCAAAGTGCTGCGACCCGCGACAGGGGAACTGCACGCGGAAGGACTGGCACGCCCTGCTCGCCAAAGGCGACAAGGACGACGAGGGATCCTGACGCCCCGGTCGGTGTGGCAGGCTCGTCGGATGGAGCGTGTGTTCAAGGCATGGAAGCAACTGCGCGATGCCCAGGAGGAGAACATCACGCTCGCCATCGGCCTCTACTTCGAGAAGATGGCGGTGCGTGCTGGCGAGCGGGCCAGCGACATCCTGCGGGCCGACCAGCCGTTCATCGCCGACGAGTTGTGGGAAGACGCCGACGTTGACTTGTGGGTGCAGTACGTCAGCCCGGCCATCATCACAGCGATGCTGACCGGTACGAAGTTCGAGATGGAGCAGCTTGGGATCGAGATGCCTGAGCCGGACGATCTGGTTGCGGCGAGTCTCGTGACGCAACGCGAGCCGATCCGCCGGGCGAACCGTGACGACTTCTTCGAGCGGTATCCTGGTTCGCCAGACATCTTCGTCGAGATGCCTCCCGAGGTGCAGGAGGACATCATCCAGTATCTGAAGCGTCGGGAGATCCCCGACTGGATGGAGATAACGAACACGCAACGCAAGAAGATCGAGAAGCGGGTCGCGGAAGGTCTGGCCGAGGGGTGGAGCGGGCGCGACATCGTGCGAGAGGTGCAGTCGATCATCAGGGTGGGGGCGTACAAGGGGCAGGCCATGACCATCGCCAGGACGGAGGGCACGTCGGCCATGAACCATTCGGCCCAGACGGTACGCGACCTCAACGCCATCCCGAAGAAGATATGGATCAGCGCGCTGGACAACGACACCCGTGGGATGAAAGACCCATCGAGTCGGTGGAACCACGTCATCCCGAACACCCAGACGGTCCCCAACGCTTCGACGTTCACGGTCAGTGGCGAGCAACTGATGTACCCCGGCGACCGCAACGGTAGCGGGGCCAACATCATCAACTGCCGGTGCGACAGTAGCGGCATGGTGGATCTCTGATGCCATACCCGCTGGACGACGAGGGCCGGGTGCCGTTCATCCGGCGGTGCATGAGAGACGCAGAAGCACGCGAGACATTTCCTGACGATGACCAGCGAGCGGCTTTCTGTTACGCTCAATGGGACGAAGGCCAGGGCTACGGCGACACGAAGAAACGCAAACGGAGGTCACGGAAGATGGCTGTCCAACCCAAAGCAGAAGAACGCCACGGCTCGTTCCTGACCCGGTGCATGGCCGATGAGGGTATGGCCGAGGAATACGAATCAGACGGCGAACGCGAGGAAGTGTGCGAGCTGATCTGGTCGGAAGCCGAAGCACCGAAGGCCGAGGGTGAAGGCGAAGACGTGCCCGAGGAGTACGCCGCCAGGACGCAGGCCGAGGATGACGAGAACCCGCCCGAGGGTGAGGGCGAGGCACGAGACAAGTGGATCGCCGATTGTCTGGTTGACGCAGACGTGGTGGCTGAGATCCCCGACGACGAGAAGCGGCTGGCCCATTGCGAGGAATCATGGGCGGCACACCATGAGGGCGAAGGCGACGATCTGGAAGAGGAGCAGGCGTTCGGTGTCGGGCAGGGAGTCGTGCCGTACAAGGCGACCCCGGCGATGGCCGAGGACGCTGGGTGGGACGGCGACGCGGCACGCAAGAGTCTGGAGGGGTGGGCAGCCGGTGGCGGCGACCTCGACCTGGACAACAGCGGCCAGCGATCCAAGTACGAACAGGGGTTCACGTTCGTTCACGACGAGGGGACCACGTTGGCGAACTACTCGCTGCCGCACCATGAGGCCGTCGGTGGTTCGTTGAAGGTGAACCGGCACGGCGTCTCGGCAGCGATTGCTGCGATCAACGGCGGGCGTGGTGGCGTGGACATGAGCGAGAGCGAACGGCGTGGCGCATACGACCACCTCGCCAAGCACCTCAAGGCGATGGACCTGGACCCGCCAGAGTTCAAACAATCGGCCATCCGTATCCTGACCGGCGAGGAAGTGATGCGGGCGGCGAGCGATGCCGAGCGGTTGCCCACCGGCTACCTCCAGCACTGGTCCGACGAGACGGTTGTACAAAGTACACAGCCGACGAAGATGTCAGCCGACTTCATCGTGCTGACCAGGCAACGCGAGCCGAACCGACACGGCAACATCGTCCAGATCGCTGATGGCGAGAACGGGCGTGGCCTGATGCTCGACCACTACCGGACGAACCCGGTGGTGATGTTCGACCACGGACTAAACACGACGCTGCCCATCGGGACCAGCGAGGGACCGGACGGGAAGCTGAGCGTGCGGCTGACAAAGAACCGGGCCACGGCTCGGGCGTACTTCAGCCAGTCATTGCCCGAGGCCGCGACAATCTACGCCCTGATCGACGAGGGCATCCTGCGCACGGCGTCTGTACAGTTCCTGCCCAAGCGGGCACGGAAGCTGTCGATCAAACAGAGCCAGGACTTCGGCGATGACGAGATATCGCTGGTCGATGGGGTGGGCTTGGATTACACCGAGAGCGACCTGCTGGAGTGGTCGGTGGTTTCGATCCCGGCTGACCCAGGTGCGGTGCGTCGATGTCTCGACCGGGGCCACGTCAACGGCGAGGTCATCACGATGTCGCTGATGCCGGTGATGAAGCAGATGGGTGGCCCGGTTCCTGTCTGGTCGCCGGGCTGGTCGCCTGAACGACAGCACGTCATCTCTGTCGATGAAGACGAGACGAGCGTGACGGTGAAGTATGAGCGACACCTCGAAGGCGAGGAGCAGGGAACCGACATTGACACAGACGCCCCCATCCAGACAATTGACTACGAGGCCGTTGCCACTCAGCTCGAAGGCGAGAGGAAACAACGGCAGAAGATAGAGGGAGCAACGAAAGCCGTGGCCGAGGCACTGAAGCCAGTGACCGAAGCGATGGACAACCTGGAAGATAAACTATCACGCCTGACCGGATAGGTCGCACACCCAAGGAGATCACGGATGACGGAAGAACGAAAAGACGCGACCAACGACGTGCAGCAGGTCGTGGACGCGGTGAAGTCAACAGTGGACGAGCAGGTCGCCCCGCTCATGGAGCGGCAGTCGGCTCTTGACGAGAAGCTGGACGAGCTGGCGAAACCCTCCAGCAACGCCAGCCAGTTGTTCGGCGGCGGATCGGCTGCGGGTCACGTCGGTCCCCAGACCGGAAGCCAGGGCTACTCCTTCCTGCGTGCGCTCGGTGTGCGTCAGGGGTTCCTCAAGCCGGAGCAGGCGAAGTACGAACTGAATGTCAACGACCGCCTGCGTCAGCACTACGTTGACCAGGGCGGCATGACGCTGGCTGGTGCGAACTCAATGCTCGTCCCCCTCGGCTCGTCTCTCATCGAGAACCTCGACGGCAACCTCGGAGGCGAGTTGCGTCAGGCAATGGCTCAGTCTGTCACCGGTCAGGACGCGGACCAAAGGAACTGGGTCGCCCAGAAGATCGGCGGCACTGTCGGTCAGGCGATCAGTTGGTCAAGTGACCCGGCTGGTGCGTTGGTTGCCAACGCTCCGCTCGGCGAACTCATCGAGCTGATCCGGGCCAAGTCGGTTCTCGATCAGGCCGGTGCCACCGAGATCAGTCTGCCGCCCAACGGCAAGATCGACTTCCCTCGTCACACCAGCGGGCTGACTGGCTACTGGGTTGGCGAGAACGCGGCGATCACCGCGAGTGAGATGGGAACCGACACCCTCTCGCTGACAGCGAAGAAGTTGGCTGGGTTGGTCAAGTTGCCCAACGAGCTGATCCGATACGCCACGCCGAGCATCGAAGCGTTCGTGCGGAACGATCTCGCTACCACGCTCGCACTGAAGGCCGACCAGACGATGCTGGACGGCAATGCCTCCGCGACTGCACCGGGAGGCATCATCACGACGAGCGGCATCAACGCTGTGGCGGCGACAACTGTCGCCACCAACGGTAACACGTTCGGTCCGGCTGATCCCGGTCGGATGGCTGGTGCCGTGCTTGACGACAACTTCGACACCTCGTCGGCGGCATTCCTGATGCGGCCAGAACTGTTCGTTGGTCTCTACAACTCGCGTGCCGCTGCGATCACCGCAGCCGACGGAGATGGCCCGTTCATGTTCGAGACGAACCGTGGTCAGATCGAGAACGGACTGCCGCCGCGTCTGTTCGGGCATCCAGTCTACGTTTCGACTCAGGTCAACAACGTCCGCGCAAAGGGTTCGGGCGACGACCTGACCTACGTCCTGTTCGGCGTGTTCAGCGAGTGGCTGATCGCACGGGCTGGTGT